ATCCTCCTCCACCTCCACCAGAGCCACTAGTTGTTGGAGGTAAAGAATCAGATGTATTTATATTGTTTTCTTCTTGTTCGTTTATTGGTATATCATCTTCTGTTAATGTTTCTTGTTCTGTTAATATATTAGGATTATATATTAATGCTTGGCTGTGATCTAAACCACCCATATATCCTACTTCTCCATTATAATTATGTGTATGAAATCCTGATAATCCTCTTGATGCTCCCCATGCTGTAGCCTCTCCTTCTGTAGAAAATAATGGTATTCCGCTTATTATAGTTAGTATAGCCATGCTATTATTTAGTTAATTTTTTAATTACAGTCCCATCATTATAAATATAAAATAATAATTTATTAGTCCCTTCTTTTGCAGGTCTTCCTAATAAATCTGTAATCATTAATAATTTCTTTTTTTCTATTGTTCTGCTTAATAAAGGGCCAGACCAAGTGCCTTCACAATAATCATACGTAGCTTGACATATAGTATCCCATTCATTTTCACAACAATATTCATCAACCTCAAGAACCCAAGCATAACAAGGATCATTTAACCAATAAGGTTCTCCTGGCCCAGTTATACATTCTGCATTATATAAGCAAATTATACTATCGTTTACGTTTGCTTGTTCCAAATAGTTGTATGCAAATGGATCCATACATCCTTCAACCATAACAATGCATGAATTATTTTCAGTATTAGCCAGTGGATTATAGTTAAAAGCAGTGCTATCCATACAACCATAAATATAAGAAATGCAACTAAAATTTTCTGTATTAGCGGATGGATTGTAGTTGAGCATTGACGGGTCTGTACAACCATATATAAAAGAAATACAACTGCTATTATCAACATTGGCAAGTGGGTTATAATTAAACATTGTGCTATCTGTACAGCCATAAATAGGCAATATACAACTAAAATCATCGGTGTTACAAGTATCACAATAGTTTAAAGCTATTGGGTCTGTACATCCATAAATATAAGACATACAATTGTCATTATTAGTGTTAGCTAATGGATCGTAGTTAAACGCGGTAGTATCTGTACAGCCATAAATATATTCTATACAGCTACCATTTTCTGTATTAGCTTGAGCGTTGTAGTTCCACATAGTAGCATCTGTACACCCATAAACATAAGGCAAACAACTACTATTGTCTACGTTAGCACTTGGAGAGTAATTCCACATAGTAGAATCTGTACAACCATAAATAATACCTATACAACTATTGTCATCTGTATTAGCTAAAGAATTATAATTTAATGCTATAGCGCTCATACAGCCATAAACTACCGCAATACAAGTATCAGGTGTATTTGCCTGAGCATTATAATTAAACGCTAGAGGCTGCATACAACCAGTGACAACATCAATACAGCCACCGTTATCAATGTTTGCTAAATTATCATAGTTAAAAGCCGTAGCATCTATACATCCCCATATAGCTGAAACAACACAAGAACCATCGTTGTAATCAGCAACAAAGTTTTGAGTGTAATATTCTAAGTAAGAAGAGTTAGTACAACCAGGAGCATAATAACAGCTGCCGTCATCTGTATTTACTGTATCAATATAATTAACTGCTAATGAATCCATACATCCTAATGTTTTTTCTATACATAAATTACCACAATAAGTTGGTGAAATGTGTGTAAATAATGGACTTATAAAAGGAGGTAAGACTTCTATCATAGTTTGCCCTAGTGGATTTGTTAATTTAAAACCACAATGCGCAGCTGATTGAGATGCTTGGCTTGATATAGAAAACTTAAATAATACTGGCTGAGGTGAACTTAAGTTTATTGTATAGTCGTATGAAAACAAAGCCGTGTCAAGAGAAAAATACCAAACGTTAGTATCTTGTCTTACTTCTAATTCAGAAGCAGTCCAACCATCACCCACCAAGTCTGTTAAAGTTAATATATAATCACAATTAGGTATTAAAGCCATTTTATTAGCTAAAGTATCATAGTTATACATTGTAGAGTCAGTACAGCCAAATACTGTTAAGTTAGTGCATGAACCGTCATCTGTATCTGCTAAAGGATTAAACTCTAGATACAATGGATCCATACACCCAAAGACGGGAGGACAAGCATCTGAGCCAAAAGCATGAGCTGTATCAAATAAGAAGCTAGGGATGTCTCCATATACTAAAGTATCATTACATTGTATTAAGTAATAAGATCCATCTAAGCCACCCCAAAGCGCTCCATTTAACCCATCTCCATAAGAATCATATATTGTAAAAGTTAAAGGACCAATAGGAAGGCATCTTGTTTCTACAACATTAGCATAATCAGGATAAGCCCAATAACTATCTCCATAAGCAACTACACTATCATTAACATCTTTAATATCCCAAGATGTTTCACTTTGATATTGATCTAAATTTATAATAATAGTAGTAGGCACACAATTAAATGGGCTTTGAGAAAATACTGTAAATGGTAATAATAATAATAATAGTAATTTTTTCATTATTTAGTTTTTATTTTTTCAAAAGAACTAATACCAAAACATCCTAATGTCACCCATACAAATGAATTGTATATTACTTCGTTAATTATTAATTTACTATCTTCACCTACAAATATAAAGCTAGTTGTAAGATCTGCTATAGCAAACAACACCATAACTACAAAAGACGCAAATCCAACTACGTTTTTCTCATTAATTTTATTTTTATCTTTAAATAAATTCCACATATTAAAAGTCACTCATTAATTGACTATCTATTTCTTCTTGTAATTCTTCTTTTGTTGCTACCATTTTAAAACTAAGATCAGCTTGAAATCTTGCTACCTCTTCATCATCTTTAAATATTATGATAGTTGGTATAACTGCTATTTTATGCTTTTTTTGTAACTCTGTATCTTTACTTACATCTACATAAGAAAGTGTATTTACATCATTTAGTTTGCTTACCCAATTTACACTATTTGCTTCGTTCCAACCTGCATTAAATACTGTTATTTGTACTTGGCTAAATGCACCAGTACAAAGTAGCATTAAAAAAATAATTAACATATACATTGTAAATACTTTAGTAGTAACTTTATCTTTCATCTGTTATAAAGTTTATCTTCTATTTTTTCTAAAGACTTTTTTATTTCTTCTACATCTGATTGTGTTGTCATAATAGTATTACGAATCATTTGGTCTTTCATATCAAACTCCATACGCGTAACATCTTGCGGTGGTGGTATTGGTAGTTCTTTAGCTTCATCTATATCTGCTTGAAGCATAAACCACATACTAATTACTGTTGCCATAGCAGCACCAATACCTATAAGTGTTTTAACACTTACTTGAAATCCTGTATCTTCATTTAACTCTTTAGCCATTCCAAATTAATTTAATAACAACTCCTATTACTACTGCGTAAATAACCCACAAAGCTTTACTCATTAATTTACGATGTGTAGTGTTTCTATTAACTCTTGCTGTTACTCCATAATCTGGATCAAGTAACTTTTCAGTTAACATATCTAATTTAGCATCCATTTTATCTAATTTATCTTCCATTGAATTCATTCTATGCTCCATTAATGATATATCGTCTTTCATTGCCATTAAAACTCAAGACCAAAATTTAATATTATAAACCTAACCCTTTTTGAAGAACATCCTTTTGTACAAAATAAACAAGCTTTTATTTCTAAAACTGTTAGGGTTCCTAATCTAAAAGTAATTTCATACTTTTCTTTTTTATTTCCTTTTTTCCAACTATTTATCCAATTCATAATTTTTTATTTTAAAGTTTATAAGCTATGCCTATAACAAATTTTCCTTTTCTTTCTCCATTATCATCCTCTTTTATTGGCATACAATAGTTTGGCTCTATATAAAATTTATCCCATACATTGTAAGAGTATCCAGCTCCTAATTTCATATTTTCAGACATCTCTTCTGTTGGTGCCTGTAAAGATACATATATATTTTCAAAATAATATCTTCCAAAGACATCATAATTTTCTCCATTTTTTATTACACCAGCCATCATTTTATCATTTATCTGATAGCCAAATCCCATATTGTCTGTTAGACTACTCATATTCCACTCTTGTTCGTCTTCAGGTATATTAATAGAAGATACTATTGAAAATTGTGCTGATGCAAATAAACATGTTAAAGCTGTAATTGTTGTTAAAACTATTTTTTTCATTTTTAAAATTTTTAAATTAATACTAAAATATGACGTAATTTACGCCAAACTTAAAATCATACCACTCTCTGTTCCAGTACTTATTGTACTTTCCTTCTAAAAAGTATCCTAAGTGTTTGTCTACTTTTATTCCATAAATAAGACCTGCTGAATAATCATACCATTGCTCTCCATTATTATAATTATGATATGAAAATTTACTTCCATCATCATAATGATAAGGCAACAAATTACCCCAAGCATGTATCCATTTATTTTTATTATATTTATAATAATCAAATCCAATAATAATTGAATGTTGTATTTGATTGTTTAACTCGTTCCTTTTACTTTCTGAATAGTTAGCTATTACTTCTGGTATTACCACTTCTTTCCATACTTCTGGATTAGTAGCAATTATGTTTCCACTAGGATCTTTATACTCACTATTAGCAACATCAATAGTATAACCTTCTTGAATTGCTAAGTAAGTGTAATGCAAATTTCCATTATCCAAGATCCATTCTTCTAGTGGATTATATCCGTAAGGTTCTGATAACCTATGAGCAACCCCTATGCTGATTGCTAAATTTTTATTTCTTTTAATTCTGTATCTTTCTGAAAGTTCAAAATATTCAATATCAGCAAATCCATTTTTTAAATACTCTACTTTTGCAGCAAAATGATTTATACATAAAGGGCCTTCACAATCTTCATCAGAACTATATCTAATAAAGTGGTGTTGGTCTATATAATCTATACCTTGCTGTCTAGCGTAATCAATTTCAAATAAATATTCAAAACCTTTTACTTTACCTACAGTTGCTGCATCAGTATAGTTAGATTCTGTTCCATCATAAAATGTATTAGCTCTATTTTCATATCCAAATCTAGCAATCTTTCTTATACCTATAGTAAGAGAATAGTCATAAGGTGTTGCTATTAAATCTTCTTTGAGTGATCCAGAAGTAATAGAAAAAGTTTTAACATCTGATACAGATGTGCCTCCATTAACCGCCCCATAAACTGTAGAAAACTTTAAATGCTTTTTTAATTGTTTTTTTAAATCAAAATCTTTTATATAAGAATTTAGATTATCCTGAGCATTAGCTGAAAGCGTTAAACATGTTATAAATAATAAAATTATGTTTTTCATTTAATTGTTATTTGTTTTTATGCTTTAAAATATTGGTGTAAATCCTGTACCGTTTTTAAGTGTTAATGTATTAGAGTTAGAAGAAGAGTCAGCTACTGATGTCCCTGTTCCTTCGTTCATCTTCCAGTATCCTTGTAAATCACCAGTTACATCACTATCATAACTTGCTGCGTCTGCTAAGTTAACTCCAGGATTACCACCGTTATATATTGCAGTTATATTTGCGCTACTCAAAGCAACATCCCACAGAGCCACTTCATCTATTGCTCCTTCAAACAACGAATTAGCATCAAAAGTATCTTCGCTTGTATTAAAAGCTGCATCTGCCCCAATCTTTAATGATGTAGCGACACCATATAAAATTGTAGCGCCAGAACCAGTAGCTTGAGTTTGTTCATCGCTAGTATCAAGAGCTCCTGTATTTAAATCGCTGCTACCATTTATGTATAATAGCACTTCATCTCCGTCAAAAGTCATTGCTATATGAACCCATCCAGAAAAATCAGCAATTTCATGTAGTGTTGTTCCTTCAGTGACAGAGGCGACTCTACCACCCCAAAGTAATATTTTGTAGTTCGCACTACCACTACCATCATCACTAACTCTTATAACTCCTCTAAGTTGAGTTGATGGGTTAGCGTTAGTTCCACCTCTAACAAGTGATATTCCCCAACCTCCACCAGCCACACAACCTATCATATTAATACCAGCAGCACCCGTAGAGTGGGGATTCGTCCCACCTGCAACGGGAGTGTGCGTCCAACCAATTTCACTAAACTCAGGGTCTATATTTATCCAACCAGACACTGTTATAGCTCCAGTAGGTATTAAACTAGAGTGAGCAGCTAAACTAGCAAAATCGTTAGTACCGTCAAATAGAGCGGCAAAACCAATTGGGGCGGAACTAGAGCCATAATTTGTAATTATATTAGATCCTAGCCCTAACATTAGTTAAACCAGTTAAAAGGGTTAAATGACTTCCAGCTAATATTTCTTATAGTATCTTTCATAGTTTGTGTCTATATTTTAGTCTTCTTCAGGTTCTATATACCATATACCGTCTACGTTGTTTAATGTCGTTTTTATTTCAGAATAAGTATATTGTGTTTTTCCCTCTAAAAAAAATGGAGTGTCTCCTTCAAATTTAACAAACGTATATTCATTTTCTCTACTATAGCGTAATGTTTCGGTAGAATTTTCTAATACTTCATTAAAATTAATAGCGCCAACTTCGTTTGAAGCTAATATAACATATTTTTTATCTGGATGTATTCCCATTATCTCCAGTTTTTTAAAGTTAAAACATATTTCCAAGTAAGTTTTGGTATCCTTACTTTATAATAATGCTTACATTCACAATTCTTAGAATACTTTGGTTTGGGATTATTTTTAATCCTATCACTACGTGTTGCTAATTTTTGTACAAATCCCATATTATTCTTCTTCTTCTGTCCAATCAGATTTAGCCATCTCAGTTAATATTTCTTGGTGTGTATATGTTGTTTTACTATTTAAAAAAGATGGTTGTTCTCCATCGTATTTTACTAATCCTTTGCTATCATCTAAACTATATCTTAACATAGCCTCATCACGATTTAATAGCTGCGAGAAATCTATTAAAGCTCTACCGTCACCACCCACTATCTCTGATTTATCTAATATTACGTATGTAAAGTTATTGTATGCCATTTATTTTGTTTTAATCGTCAGGTGTATCTGTACTAAATGTTGCCTCGTTATCACCTAAACCAGTTGTGATTCCAGGATTACCTCCAACTTTTACTATTTTAAAATTTTTAAAATACCTTATATCACCATTATCCCCAGTTGCAGTGCCATTAACAAAAGAAATCCTCGCTTGATTATTACTACTTGCTGTTCTTATATATATTGTAATTTTTTTCCACACCCTATCACCCGAATGAAATCCACCATAAGCATTAGTAGTTCCAAGTCTATTCCAATCATTACTAGCGTCCCCAGGCCCCGCAACAAGGATGTTTTTTTGAATTTCTTGCCATCTAGATCCAGCTTCCCCACCTGCCGCGCTTACAGCATAACCTTCCCATGAAACTTTATAAACAGTATTTAGTTCTACTGTAAGATCTGAAGTCATAACACCAGCGGCTATTGTAGATCCATCACTAACCATTTTCCATACTGGATAACCAAAGTCAGCAGTATTTAGTGCGTTAGAAGTAGGGCCGTTAGAAGTTGAATCGGCAAAAAAATCAGTATTTAGATCTCCACTTAGAAGATCTGGAATAAGATTTGAACCTATTGTTGGTGCTGTTTGGTCAAAAACTACACCGTTTTCTTTGTCATCAAAAAGACCATTACCCATTCTCCAGTATCCTTGTAGTGCTAATGAATTATTGTAGTTACCTCTATTATTGTTTAGATTAAATGGTTTTCCTTCGTTATATATAGCTAATACTGCGTCTGCGTCTAAAAATACGTTAAATACAGCCACTTCATCTATTTTACCTGTGAATGCAGAAGAACTACCAGTATGTGATGATCCAATAACCATGTTTCCAGTATTATCAAAATTTGCGCTATCATTAGTAGAAGCAGCTGTTTGCCCATAGGTAGTTGTTACCCCATTAATATATACTGCTTCATTTCCAGCTCTATCAGTGGTAGCCACCATATGAACCCACTTACCTTGATGATCATCTTCGGTTAAAGCGGTAGCACCAGCTAAAGCAAAAGAATTTGATCCACTAATTTTACCAATTATTTGAATTTTATCTGAACTATTTATCAATATAGATACTCTATTGTTATTATCTTGCCTTTTGGAAAATATATATTGAGAAGCTGTTCCATCTAAATCATCGCAGTTAAACCACAGTGATATAGAAAAAGCTGTAGTACCAAAGTCTAGTTGGTCGCCTATATCTAAATAGTCATCTACACCATCAAACGACAAACTATACATTTGTTCGTGAGCAGAACTAGAAGTAATTAATGAATTAACTAAGGTTAACATTACTCTCCTATATAAGCAATAATCATTCCTGAGCCGACATCTATTTCTGTCCATCTACCAAAAATAGTTATGCCCTTAGGAAAAATATCATTAACATCTACTGCGTCTCCACCAGTACCAGAATTGGTAGTTGCTGTAGATGCATCATGAGCAGCCACAGTAGTGCCAGCAAATTCACAACTATTATGATTAGTATCAGCAACTAATCCTCCAGAAGAATCAAGAGTTGTATCTGATAAAAAAGTTATAGCTATAAATACCTTATTAGTTGGAGGTGTGATTGCCCCGTCTACAGATGTAAATATAGATCCTAGTTGCCCAAAACCTTTCTTTACTAAATCGTCTACATTTGCCATTTTATTTTTATTTTAATTAATATTAATATCCTACTGGAGCCAAGTAACACACACAAGATCCTCCGTTTAATTCTATATAATCCCATTTACCATAAATGGTAATTCCTTTTGGAAATGTATGAGATGTTGTAATTGTTTCTTGATCTGAAGTAGTTGATTCATTAGTTACCGCTCCAAACTCTCCCCCTACATCTAATTCTGCAGTTACATCTGTAATAGAGCTTACAACACCATCTAAGGTTTGAATATCTTCAAATGTAGTGTCCTCCATAAATTGAATAGCTATAATATATCTATTAGTAGTAGAGCCATTTAAATCTAATTTTGCTCCATCACCATTTAAATATACAGAACCAAATTGTCCAAAAGATGCTTTATATAAGTCGTTTACGTTCATGTTTTAAATTTTTACAAATATAATCATTTTATATTATTTAATTATATATAGTGTTTAAGTATTTCTTTCTGGCTTCTGCATAAGGTACTACTTCAGTGAGTAATGTTTTCTTAGCTAAAGAAGATCCTTTGTCTGCATAAGCGCTTTTACGTTGCACTTTATCTCCTGCAGCAGCTTGATATATAGCTTTAGCTGCATTTTGTACTGTACTAGTAGAAGCAGGAACTATAGTGTAATTAACAAATCTTCTTAAGTCTGTAGTAACAAATACATCATGAGAAAACTTTTTTAACGTTCTAAGTGTTTTAGTGTCTGGCTCATCGTCATCTTCCATTATAGCAATTAAAGACAATAAAGTAACTCCTATACCTAAACCAGCTATATGAGCTCTCATACCTTTCTTTCTTTCTTCACTAGATTTATTATATATATCTATTATTTCTTTCTTAGTTATATTGCCTGCAAAGTAATTTCTAAATAAATCTGTAATAAATTCAGAGCTTGCTCTATAACTTCCAATGTTTACATCTCCAAATCTATCTATATCTTCAGCTTTAAATCTGTCTTGAAATAAAGTAATAAACCATTTTTTAAATTGTAGTAACGCTCTACCATAAGAATACATAGAAAGTAAGTTAGCGTCTAAAGCTGTATATCCTTCTCCGTGTAGTGTAGATATCTTATGATTAATATTCATAACTCTTTGTTCTGATATATTTCCTGTAGCATACTCTTCATCTGTTAACTCTCCTAAAAAAGCAGCACCCTGTATATACCCTTCTGATTGATCCATAAACCAGTAAGCTGCTCTTTCTATTGTACCAGCAAAACCTTTTGGATTAGATAGATGTATAAATTCATCAAAACTATATTCTACTATTCTATTTTCTTTTAATATTTTTTGAGACTTTTTAGAGTCTTTCCAAAATCTAGACTCTCCCCTTATAAATTGCTTACCACCTCTTTTACGTAATTCTTGATATTTACCAGCTAATAAATTACCTATACCAACAGTAACATTAAATCCAAGTAATCGTAATGATGTTAACTTAACAAACGCATTTATAACTTTATCTGCTCTAGCCCCTAATGGACTTGTTTGCTGTTTCTTTTCTAGGAATCCTTCTTTCCACCACTCAGTTACATATCTTGTTGCATTCTTGTTGTCTAAGTTTTTATTAAAAGCTATAATAGAATCTGTAAGTATTGCTAAGTCACCCATGCCAGCAAAACGATCTTCTCTTTCTACTATAGCGCCATCTTCCATTTTATACTGACCTTCTCCATTTTTAAATATACTAGATCTAGCAAACTCTAAAAGTGTACTGTGAACATCATAAGATATATTTTGCGCTCTAACACCTCTTCGTCTTTCATACTCTTCTATCAATTCCGCATCTAAACTATTATTACTATTAGAGCCAATTAATCTTTTCATCATTTCATTATCATTAACTAAAGAATCATATTCCATGTCAGTTAAAATAATATCACTACCATCTTCGTTTTTATTTTTAGCTTTTAACTGTTTAGCTTTTCTTCTTAGTTTATCTAACTCAAATATTTCTTTACCAGACTTTAGTTTTAACTTACCAGTCCTACCTTTATATACATCGTACTTCCATTCATAAAACGTTTTTAAAGCCCTGTTGCCATCTTTGTCTATTCCGTAGACTTTAACCTTATTGTAATCACTTGAATCAATCATAGAGCTGTAAAGGCCAAATAAACCGCTTCTAGATAAGTTTTCTAAATTTCCCATTGGTAGTCCATTAACTATTGTTCTACCATTTTGTGATCCTATTAGTATTTCAGCAACAGCTTTATATCTAATGTAATATTCTTCTTCTTGTTTTGTTAGCTCTACACCATTCTCTACTATCTCTTCTTCAGTGAATAATCTAACATTACCATTTGACACAGTAGCTATATTACCATATATATATTGATAGCGGAAATTAGTATCAAAACCTTGCCTTACTCTTTCTAGTATATTAAGACCTTTCATTTTTGATTTAACTAAAGCAGTTTTCTTTTCTTCTATTAAATTCTTATGCTCTTTAAAGCTTTTTAAATATTTTCTATATTGTGTCTGAGCTTCATTAATTAAATATTGTATCTCTGGTCTTTTAGATGTCATATTATTAGATCCTAACCATGCTTGAAAGCCAGTTAAATCATCTTGCGGAGTTCCGTCTACTCCAGGTATTTTATAATCATAACCCTGTTCTTTTCCTTTTTGTCTTAAAAATGCAGCTTGCTCTTTAAATGCTCTTTGCCCTATTTCTTTTTCTATTGCATATGCTATACCTTTAGTAGCAGAATTATCCATCTTTCTAAAATCTTTAGCTATATCATATAATCCTTCTATTGTATATTTACTTAATGGTTTTTTTTCTAACCCTGCTTCAAACTCTCTTACTAAATTAAAATGATTTCTATATTTAGTGTAGTTTTCAGACAAAGTAGCAAATGTATCTGAATCTCTATCTATCTTAGATATATCAATACCCTTATCATTAGCCCATGTTTCAAAAAGTAAAAACTCAACACCGCTACCTAAGTAGTCGTTATTGTAAGATGTGTCAGGTGTAATAACTTTTTTGGCTTTTCTTACAGGAGCTATAAAAGAATTATTGTTTCTTGCCTCTAGTTTTATTTTATCATTAACACTATAATTTTCTTTACCAGACTTACGTCTTTCAACATCTTTAATAGCATCTTGTAACTCTACAGAAATAGAACCTGAATCATAGTTTCCTTGTTTAGTTTGATTGTCTTCTATAATTCTAGACATCTCTTTGTTAATTTTATCTACATACTCATTATCAAAGAAAGGTATAAATGATGTAGCTTTACCAGCACCACCAGATAAACCAAAACGATTAAACATATACTCTATCTCAAACATTAAGTTTTTATCTGCTTCAGGTAATGTTGCAAATGATTCTTTAATTTGTTCTACAGCTTTATAAGAAGTAAAGTCTGTTATTTCTGCTCTATTAAGTACAATATATTTTTTATTACCTCGTTCAGATAAATCAATAACTTTATTTAAAAAGTAATTGTCTTTATTACGTCCTTGTAATAATTCAAACTCTTTAATTAATTCGTTTTCACTTCTAACATTATTAAGCATACTAAACTGTTGTCTTAAATTATTTACTACAACTTGATTAATAACTTCAGACTTTATCTCTCCTAGCTTATTTAATTTACTTAAAGCCATAGGGGTTGTTAATATATTTTGCATATAAGGAGTGTATCTTATATCTGTTTTAGCGGCTCTTTGTAGTATAGATTCAAATAAATTAGTAGCATGATCTATAATATTATTACTTTTAGTTGTGTCTGTAAAAGAATAATCTAAACCTGCTTTACCTAATAAAGGTATTCTAACAAGTCCTTGTGCATCGTTAATACCTTCTAATATTTGCTTTAATTCTAAAGGATTCTTTTCAATGCTTTGGTGTACAGTAAATGCTTTTGATATAGGGTCTACAGCAGCGTCTTTAAATTTATCTAAAGCATATAGCATTAATATAGCTTGCTTTTGTACAGACTTAGTGTTATTTAAGCTTTTTAAATTTATATTAATAGAAGGATTTTTAACAAAACCTTTTATGTCTATATTTCCTAATCCACTTTCTTTAGCAAATTTTAATAATTGATTTTCATTTATACCATCTTTCTTAATAAACATATCATTTATATCACTATCTCTTGATATGTAATCTTTACTGCTATTTCTTTTAAACTCCATATACTTTTTGACTATAGGAGAATTAAATAAAACAGCTAAGTCATTCAAAGAATAACCAAGCCTTCTAAGTAATACATAAGGAAATACACTCTGCATATCCATACCTAACTTACTAGCGTATTGATGTTTTGCATTATCTAAAGATATATTAAGAAGTTGCGCTACACCATACCAGTTACCTACACCATTTTCTAAGTTTGCATCATCAAAAAATGTTTCTCTTGTTACAGCTTCGCTTTCTCCTTTTATAGTTATAGCAAAAGGTAATGGGTCTCTACTATTAGAGAATACACTAAATGATCTCATTAAAGATGCAATCATACCTACTAATGCTTTTGCAGGTACATTGTCTTCAAACATCTGAGCATCACCCCATGGCGCTAGTTGTGAGTCAGTCTCTTTTAGTCCTGGTATTTTATTAATAGCATTTTCTGCATCAGATATAAAATCAATATCAGCTTGTATTTCACTTTGCTTATCATCTTTACTTACTAGCTTAGTATATAAATCAAAAAACTCATTAGAGTCTGCTCTCCATGCTTTTTTAGCAACCTCTGCTTGTGTCCATTTAAAGTTCATATGTATAGAGTCTCCATCTAAATCAGCACCCCAATACTTACTTACCCATGCTGGTATAGTTATATTAGATGTTGGAGAATCTCCTATTTGTTTGTGAAAATCTTTTACTACAAATACAGAGCTACTTACTTTACCGTGAGCAGGAACTCTTGTTCCAATAAATAAATCTCCTTTCTTAACTCCTTGTTTTTGTAAGTATCCAGGAACTATAGCTTCAGAAGCAACTATACTTTCGTCTGCTGCATATAATCCTTTTTCATAAGACTTCAACCCCATACCTAAACTAGCAGATTGATACCCTATAGATCCTTTAGTATACATCTTAGTTCCTTTGTGTGTAATACGGCCTGTAGCTATAGAGTTATGTATAGCGTTAAGATAAGGATATCTAGGATCAAGATTATCATATGTGTTATCTATAAGTACATCAAACACCTCAGCAGTTACAGATGACTTAAACGAATCTCTTTCTGTTAATACAGTGGCTTCAGTAGCTTTGTCATTCATTATAAGACTAGCGTTTCTGCTAGAATTATTAGCTTCCATTACATTTTGTCTTAACTCTAGCATTCTATTTAAATCAGCTTGATCTTCTTCTTTTATATTAGTTGCTAAGTTGTAAAATAATTGAGAAGGAAAAAATCTTTCATCTGTTTGTTTGTCTAACTCTAGCTGTATACCAAATCCTTCTCCTGATAAGCCAATGTATCCAGTATTATCTTCGTATATTTCTTTTTGCTTGTCTACTATATCTTCCATGTTATCTATAGTAGTTATATCGTGTATGTATTTATCTTCTCCTGTGTATAGTTTAGCTGCTGATTCGGATGCAGCAATAACTAAATTACCCTTGCCAACATCTTCTTTTCTTCTTCTAAGAATATCGCCTATATTTTTAAGATAAGAACTTGTAGCTTCTAACTCAGGGGTAAGTGTGTGTACAGCAAACTTCATATATGTAGTTCTGCCTTTTAATGGCCCTTCAAGTTGCGTGTAATGATATACAAACTTAAACACATTACCAACTTTTTGTGCTTCACCATATTTAGCTCTAATAAACTTTGCTTGTTCAGGTAATACATATCCCATTGCATCGTTCTCAATAGCAGTATTAGCATTGTCTTCTGTTCCTACATTGCCTTCTTTGTCTACATAGTAATCTTTAGTAACAACAAACTCTACAGAAGTATTTCTATCAAATACTACATGACTAGCAATAGCCCCAGCAGCACGTTTAATATAGTCTACTTGATTTTTAGACTGTCTATGGTCGTGTACAAATAATTGTTGAGCCATAAACTTATTAGCTATATAAGAAGTTAAAAATGCTTCTACAGCGCCATCTTGCAATACGCCTTTTTTAATAGCTTCGTTATTTTTAAATAACTCTTTATTGTTATTAGCATATTCCCTCCATTGCTTAATTAGCTTTGGCATTTCTTTTATCTTATTCTTTTCAATAGTATAAGGAAATACACGGCTACCATCTTTATATTTGGCATTGTAAGCAGGATTATTTTTTACTCTAGACAATAGTGCTTTTCTACTTTTAGGATTATGAGCGGCTATACTTTCTATATAATACCTTCTGCTTTTATCAGAAAACACTGCAATAGCCTGATCATATATAATAGTTTCTTGTTTACTCTTAATGCCTTGATTATATCTATTTAAAAACATAAAGAAGTCTCCAGCTATTAATTCGTTAGGATTTACACTAGTAAGCTTTTTAGCTCTATCTTCTTTATTTTGTAAACCAACAGCTTTATTAATAATACGCCTCATCATACCAGAGTGTACTTTGAAATGGAATGTCTTTACTCCTCTATCGTTTTTATTAAGAAATGCTAATTGACTATATATATTATTATCAGGATGCATAATATCATTCTTATCAATAAACACGTCTTCATTAATAATCTTTTCTACATTCTTAGCTCTATTGTGCAATCCGTTCTCTTTATTAAATACACTAACACCATCTTGATCTACATTGTCTACCATAGATAAATAGTTAATCGCTCTAGACGCTACAAGACCTTGTAATAAAATAGTTTTAAGTTCTGATTGCTTGCCATGTATCAGTCCTTCTACTGGAAAATTAACAAAGTCAGAAAAACCTTCCTTTTTATTCTTATACTTCATTAAAGAATACTTAAGTTGTGGCGTTTTAAATGTTGGGTGTAAAGTGTGCTCAAACAATACGTTCCACACAAACTGTCTTTGTCCTTTAAACAATATTTCTGTTTGCAATAATGATTCTTTATTAATTAAACTACCTTTTGCATTATCATCTAATATAACGTCTAATACTTTTTTTGCAGCATTATATCTGTCATTAGCGCTTTTTGGATTTCTTGTAAAAAACAATTCATTATATATAGCAGCAATTTCATTTGCTTTCTGTTTGTTTCCTTTAATTTCTTTAGAAATGCTGTCTATTACACTCTTTTCAATAGTCGCACTGGTGTCTTCGTATTGATTCCAAAATCTTTTACCCTCATCACCAATAGTCAAAACATTATGTTGCAACACCTCTATATTAATACCTTCAATAGGGCCTTTAATTTCCATTAACTTAGCATTAGTAAGAGCCTTATCATTCTTGTATACTCTATCTAATACACTAAGCATTGCTGTTATATTAGGGTTGCTAGACTTTCTAAGTTTAGGTATAAAGTCATACGGATCGTTTTGTGTATCCTTTGCTAAAGACATAAGAGTAGCTAATAATTCTTTGGTATTAATTAAGCCGCCTTCTTCTTGCTTGCTATTATATACCTCTACTATCTTTTTAATAAAGTTAGTTGTAGTAGTTGGTAGCGCAATAGCCTTTTTTAGATCATCAAACCCTTCTATACTTTCTGAGTCTATAGTTGTGTCTTCTTCTTTTTGATCTATCTTAATACCAATTTTAGCTAATTCTGCGTCTAATATTATATCTGCTTCTTTTAATGCTTTTGGTCTTTTAAGTTGTATTATAATAGCTTTAACTTGCTCTCTAGTAGTTTCTACTAACTCATCTTTTATAGTTAGATTAGAATCGTCAGCTATAGCCTGCATAACCTTTTCAGTTATTTGCTCATCAGTTAATTTAAGCCCTATAAAGTCTCCAATGTAAGAAGATACAGCAGCATAAGAAGATGCTTTTTGAAATTGCTTCTTATTAGCTTTATTAATAGGGCCATATGCAGAGTTCAATACATAAGGTACTGTTCTGTCAGCAGAGTTAAAATTAAGTAGCACAGCTTTTATAGCATTCTCTAAATCTAATCCAGCTATACCCTCTACAGTAAGATCTAGTATTTGTCTAGCTTCTTCATCAGTAGCTAACTTTTTACTTTCTTTATAAAACTCTATTAAATCTTTTTCTAATTGTTTCTGAGCAGCAGAACCCTTTACAACAGCATCTACTGTACCATATGAGAATGACTCTAATGTTCTTGTAAATGTTTCTTCAAGTAAATGTTTTTGTTGGTCTACCCTAACATCTTTACCACCATTTACTTTAATTTGTGTTCTAAGTGATAAGAATAAATCATTAACTCTAGCACTATCTTCTGCTTTTTCAGCAGCAGCAATATTATTTACAATATCAATTATATCACTTGTATAATTTACAGGATCAGAGTTATTAAGTATATTTCTATATATAAGACCTAATGTCATATTAAGGCCTTTAAACTTCATTAAAGTAAGCTCTGGATAGTCTTGTTTAGTTCTTTGGTATAGTTCTGATTTAGGTAAAAGCTTTTTAATTCTTTTCATTAATGGAGTATCTTCCATTAAACTATAATAGATATGTCCAGCTTCGTGAATTATATCTGTTTGTGCTACTGAGTCTATATTAATAAATACAGTAGCTCCTATAGCCAAAGAAGAGGCTTCTTCACCAAAATCAGTTAACAGTTTGTCGTATGTTAATACGCCTTTTGCTCCAGGAAACTTTTTATTAACTATATCTTTAACTATAGATGACGCTATAACGCCAGAACCATATCTATATAATGGTCTTATATCTAATGTAGTAGGCTCGTAATTAGGTATTTCTTTTTGTATTCTAGTAAGGTATTTTTTAATCTTTTCTTTAGATTCTTTTACAGCGCCTATTAATTGATCTATTTTACGTTTATCTTTCTTCTTAGCTTTTTTAGTAGGACCTTTATCTTTAAAGTCTCGTTGAGCTACCTTACCTACAACCTCATCGTTTATAACAACTTGTATTTCAGTTTCATATAAATTATTATCAAATTGAAAATATAGTTTACCGTCTACTTCAACAATGCCTTCTTGTCCTTTAACTGGTTTTATTAAACGTAACTCAACATTAGCATCTTCATCTAATACATATTTATCAGAAATATTATCAAAGTCTCTATACTGAATAGTTTCTCCTTCTGGAGTTTTAATAAAGTAATTAGGTCCTGTACCTTTTTGTATATCAGCTTTTTTTATCTGACGAGTACCTTTTTTTAAACTTGCTTCTGTAGTTTTGTATTCCTTAGTTTTTGGAATTATCTGACGTTGGTCTTTTTTTTTTACGTCTTTGTCAGACTCTTTAGATTTTTCTTTAGATTCAGCCTTCTCTTCTTTCTTTACAGCTTTATCTACATCTCCTCTATTAATAATTTTATTAATACCTGTACCTACTATACTAGCAACTGTTGTAGCTGCAATTTTACCAGCTTCTAATAGTTTTACTAAATATTCTTTTGCAGTAGGAGTTATTTCGTTTTTAGTATAATCTTTAACTTTTTTTATTGCCTCTTTAGTTTCTGGTGATTGTGCTTTGTCTTTTGCTTTACCAAATAAACCTTTAACGCCTTCTACTGCTTTACTTCCTAAATCTTTGACAGTTTCTAAAATACCAGTTTTCTCTTCAGCTTTTGTTTTGGCTTCAGCTTTTTCTCTTTCAGTTTTTTGTTTTTCTCCTTCTTGTGTGTAGTCTTCAAAATCAGCTTTCTTTAATCCTTGTTTTTTAAATCTAGAATCTCTTTTACCAGTAGACTTAGCTATAGGAGCTCTATCTACTTTAGCGGTATATATATCTTCTATAGATTGATCAACTTCTGCAAGATCATTTATGTAACCTTCTAGTGTTTTATTATGAAAATCTTCAAGTACTTTTAGTTTATCAGCAAGTTCTTTTTTATCCTTAATTATAGATTTCTGTTTTTCTACTGTTTCATTATATTCTTGTATATCACCAGCCATTTGGCCTTCTATACGAGTTTTAACCATTTCTAGGTTAAATGCTGCTTCTGCACCAGCTTCCGTAAGAGAACTATTTACATGATGTTTCTCATAGTCTCTTTCGGCTAATTCAATTCTAGCTTTATATTCTAATCCGTGTTCTTCTGATATTTTATTATCTTTAACTAAATTATCTACAATAGACATAGCGGCAGAACCATCTCCTGAATAATTCCATATATTAGATGCTATTAAATTATCTATAGCCTTTTGATATGCATCTGCCTCATCCATATTCATATCTTTTTGGCTTTTCTTAAATATATCTATTGCATTATTATAAGAATCTATCTTTTTATCAGTAAGATGTTTTCTTTCAGCAGCAGCATCAAAGTAACCTCTAGCTCCACCCATAGCTCCTCCTAGCCCTACAGAAGACCAGAATATATCTCTAAGTTCAGGTCTGTCTTCACCAAATGGAGCTTCTCTAAGCCATGACATTGCTGAGTCATAACCTTTATTATTAGCTTGTTGTATGTTTTTGTATTTTGCCCATTCTTGATATACCTCTTGAAATCCTTCTGTTATTCCTTCTACACTTGCATATGCCGCAGCAGCAGGTAAATTGGGAACCACCCTTCTCATTAACATTCCTGTAAGTGGTTTCATGTTTTTACCAAATGGAGTTTTAGTAATTGGGCTTCTTAATACTTTACCCATTAATCCTCTACCAGCACCTCCAAATAATATACCATATTGAAGAATATCTACTCCCATCCATTTAGCATTATCACCCATAACTCCAGCAGCGTGACTAGCTGCTTCTTCTGGGGTAAATAACGGATTACCATTATCATCTACATCATTAGCCATTTCTTGATAAGCCTCTCCAGCTAAATAAGCTCCTTCAAATAAATTGGCTGTTGCACCACCACCAATATATCCACTTATATTTCTTGCAAGTTTAGTAGGGGCGTATCCTGCTTTGCCAAGATCAACTCCAAGCTTTCCTAAAGCACCTGTACCTTTTACGCCTTTAAATCCTTTTTCTCCAGCTCCTGTTAATTTTACCCCTTGAGCCATTTTACCAAATGCTCCTGTTTTAGAGGCATACTTTAGAGCAGTAGGACCATACCTACCTAGCAGTCTTCCTGCCATCATAGATCCTCCAGCATATGGTATTATAAATGATGCAGCATAAGGAACTAATCTAGATATTTTAGAAGACCAAAACTCTCCTTTAAACATGTCGTCCCAGGTTATATCTTGTAAGTCTTCAGATAGTATTAAGGCATTTTCTTTTTGATATTCTGTTCCTACTTTTTTAAGATAAGATCCTACACTTGTAGTTAGATCTCCTTCTCCTGGACTAACTAATGCAGTAACAAAATCAATAGTATCTCCTGTACCAGCAACTAAATCACCCCAACCTGCCTTTAACCCTCTTTCCACTCTTTGTCCAGCAGAACTAATCATTTCAGCAGGATCTGCAAATTGTTGTTCTGGAGCAGCACCTTCTCTTAATCTATCTAATCCAGCATATTGCTGGTCTCCCATTTGATCAGCAGCCATACCTCTAGTATATCTGTCTAATTCTATATTTTGCTCAGGCATAGTAGACACGCTTCCTAGTAATTGAGAAAAACCAGAAGGCTCTGTATTCATCTGAGAATCATACTGACTCTGTAAATCTTGTTCAGGTGATTGAGGTTGTGTCGTAGGAGGGTTGGCGTTTCCTAATAATATGTTTAGCCCTGATGTATAGTCTTCTGCCATTATTTATTGTTATAATAATTCTGAATAGTTCTAGCTAAATTTTTACCTTGACTATAAGTTTTTGCATTATTTGTACCTTCTCTATACTTATCATACTGACCTGTCTTTATAGCTTCTAGCATTAATTCAAATTGAGGATTACCAGAAGTCAACCCTATCTTTAGTTGTTGTGCCTGATAAGCCATAAGCTCATAAGAGGTATTAGCCTGCTTAGTTATGTTTCCTTGCGCATCTTTTTCCACAACAACTGGAAATTCTTTTTGTTCTCGCGAAGCTAAGTATAAATCAGCAATTATCATAGGAATTGCTTGTTCAATTTTTCTACTAGGTATTCCTGCAGTAGCTAATCCAACAGTAAGAGATTGATCATAAGCACTAATAACCTGAGAAACACCAGCATCATCTGGTAAATTCATTTGCTTTTGTATCTTAACTCCATCAACTTCTTTACGTTTATTTTGATATTGCTTGTGTGCCATCTCTTCTTCATAAGTGGCCATTTGATTTAAAACATTATTTAAGTCTTTAGAGTCTATACTTTTATTTATAGTAGCTTGAAGATTTGGATCTTCCATATCAACTTTTCTATAATAAGGATCATCAGGAAAATAATCATCATCTATAAGTTCAGCAACCATAACATAATCAAATTGAATATCTCCATACTGTTCTTTCATTTTATTCATATCATCTTCACTAGATACATCAGCTAGTAAGAAAGTGTCTCCATCTTTATTCTTACCTTCTAATGCAACATGATAACCAGTTAATCTTAAATCCATAGTTTCTGATTCTTGCCATAAATTCGCACCTGTAAATACTGTTGATGCAACATCTTGATCAGTTATTTTATGACCTCTTCTATCGTATAATGTTGTTGTATTTATATCATTAATTTTACGACTTTTAGTGTTGTATCTAGATGTTGGATTCTGCTCATCTCCTTCATAAACACCAGCCCAAGCCTTTGTTACAGCGCTCTCTAGGTTAGGATTATTAGCAAATATTCTACCACTACCAACCATTTGCATTCCTTTAGAAAAAGGAGATTTAAGTCCTTTAGTACTATGCATTCTAGTATTCTTATCATATCCACCTAATCTACTCCAAGGTTCAGAAGAAGTTTCATCAAATAATTCATTAAATGAATAACCTTTTCCTGCTTTATTGTTATCTTGAACTTTAAAATAATCAGATCCTGTATAAACTCCTGTTTTATTTGAAACATCTAAAGATCTAACTAACTCAGTTGAATATTCTGTATCTATTTCTTTTGTTCCAAATATAGCTTCATCACCAAAACGACCTATACCTCCAGACTCTTGATATTGTAATTCTGTACTCACCCAATTTCGTATATCAATATCTGTGAAATTTGATTTACTAACTCCTAAATCTTTTTCCATATCATTTGTAATTGACATATGGTTAGATGCTATAACATCATCTAAATTAATATTATCACCTACATTTGCCTCTTCACCAGCATTAGCTAAATAGTCTCCTCTAGGACCAGTGTATTTATAAATATCAGTTAATCCTTTCTGCCAATCTTCAAATCTTTTATGAGAGTTACTTGTAAGAAATTTAGCATAACCATCTTTGTCTAAAGCATATTTTTGGTATTGCTCTATTGATGCAAGATTTTGATTAACCCTATGTAGAATAGGATTCCCTTTTTCAGGATCTGGATCAGGTGTTTGTACTTTTTGTTTATATTTTGCTAATGCTTGATCTAAACCACCGTGTAGTCGTGCATTTGGAACATTATCATACTGTTTTAATATGGCTTCTATGTCTGACCATCCAGAATAATCTTTATGCCAAGCAGAGTAATCATCTGAATCTATTTGTCTTCTGTATTTATTTTTTGTAAATATAGCATCTTTAGAAGCTTGATATGATAAGTCTAATTGACTCTGTATGTTCTGTTCTCTTTCTTGCTCTCTTAATTGTAGTTGAGCTTGTTGCTCTTGCAACTGTAATTGTTGTAATTTTTGAGCATCCCGATTAGATTGTATGTTCCCAGCTGCCTGCATAGGACCAGTTAATGCTTGAAATAACCCGTAGTCTACTGCCATAATTTTATTCTTCTGATAAATTGTCTGGAGAATTTACTCCTATTCCTCTATTAGTATTATTAGAGAAGAAATTTTGTAAAATTCCAGTAGCTCCATTTAGACCTGACATAGCATTTGTAAATGCTGCTGATGTAAATTCAATTGCAGCTTTTTTAGTAGCAGCTTGTCTTTCCATGTCTTCTGTTCTTTCTCTATCTGTTCTTTGTATATCAAAATTTTCTTTAAAGAGCATCATCTTTTCATACTTTTCAGCATTCTTTCTTTGTAGTTCTTCATCTTTTACAGCATAATCTAATAAAGCTGAAGATCTTTGAGCATCTAAAACACCTGACTGTGCTAAAAATGTAGCTCTTTGACCACCAGAACCTCTTACTGCATTTTCTAATCCTTTTTGATAAGCTCCATCTATTTCTTTTCTAATCTTCATTTCTTCAGATGGATGAAAACCTTTCTTAGCTAACTCTTTAGTTTGTCTTAAATGCTTCATAAACATTGGAGATAACTGTGGACTAGCTTGAGGTTGTATTTCTTTCATTGCTTCTTTTAAGCCCTTTTTACCCATAATGTATGAGATAATAGCTCCAGGTCCACCAAGAGCATCTAAAGCAGCACCAGCGCCTTGTACTAGACTTCCTAATCCTCCCATTACTTTTTGTCCTGTTGTTGATGGATTTTTTGTGTCTTTTGGATCTACCTCTAAATAATCAGGAATATTATTATTATTATTATCTATATCCCCTATGTTTGATTCTCTAGGTGTAAATTGTGGACTTACAACTTCTTCGTCTGAAACAACTTCAATATTAGGAGTAATAATCTTTTCTTCTACTATTTCCTTTGGAGACTCTCCTTCTTTACTTCCTCCTGGACTTTTAATTCTAGGCCCTTTAAATATATTTTGAAATTGTTCATTTTTTATTTGCCGCTCGTTAGGAAGGTACTCTCCTTTTTCATCTACTAAAAGTGCTTTTTTCTTATCCTCATTCCATTTGTATCTATTTTCTGCAATATAAAATGGTCGTGATTTATCTAATTTACTAATGTTATCTTCAAGTTCTTTCCAGCTTTTATATCTTTGCTCTCCTCCTGTTTGTTTTTTTCTTATATCAGATTCTGTTACATCTTCTCCAATAGGTATTCTTATTTCTTCTCCATTTGGACCTAATACTGTTTGGTATTGTAGAGTTGGTTCTTCTACAGTTTCTTCTACTGTCTCTTCTACTTCTTCAGATAACAATCCTTCGTTCTTTAAAATTTCATACTCTTTAGGATCTTCCATTTTTATCTGACTAGTCATAACTCCACCTAATTCTTCATTAGTAAAGTCAGACAATAATTTACTACCATCTAAATCTATTTCTAATTTTTCAGTTGAATATCCTTCTCCACTATATTTTTCTAAAGCTTGATCTAAAGTCAATCCTTCATATGCAGCCCAACTCTTAACTGTAGGCCACCATGCTTTTGCGGCTTTATATCCATCTGCATGAGATTCAAATTTTATAAAATATCCTCCATCTGCAGCCTCACTACCTTTACTGTATTTAATACCTAATTTATCTAAAACTTTAAGATAGTCTAATTCCTTTCCGTTAACACTATGCTTAATGTTTCCTGGATTATTATTAAAAACTGCGTGTGATATACTTTTTGGTTTTATTGCCATTATGCCATTCCGTTAGATTCCCACTTATTAATATTCTCTTGTGCTACCATAGCTATTTCTTTATCAGTCATAGTTGGTTTAAATTGATCTGTAGCATGATCATATATACCAGCACCTTTATTAGCTTTAAAAGGTAGCGCGCCTCCGCCTGCGTATATGTTTCCTTTAGCGTCTACAGGCATTGGATTACCTTGGTGCGTTTCAGGGCCTGGAGTTAATTGTTTATTTTTCATTGCTTGTTTAATAGGAGCAGCAGCCATTGCATAGTTTTCACTAGCTAATCCTTTTTCTACTTTATCTTGGTCATTTACAATTAATTCATTTCCTGTAAACTCAGCTACTATATCCATTTTACCACCTTCTTCCATACTGTAGTTTCCTCCATATTGATTACTGTATCTGCCTTGTCTTTGATTATACATGTCTGTTGTGTATTGTGATAACATGTCTTCTCTCATTTCTTCTACTTCATCAGCTCGTGTATCATATATATCATCTTGCTCTCCTTTTACTTCTGTTCTTACTTTTTCCACATTACCTTTTGCTTTCTTATCTTTCTTTTTAGCAAACATATTACCTAAAAGTAAACTACCAATTAAAAGAGCTGGATGCATACCAACTGCAGCGCCTAATCCTGCTGCTGGAGTTGCTAATGCTGGAATAGCCGAACCAATCATTGGAGCTATAGATCTTGCTGCTAATGCTGTACTTGCAATTGTTCCTAGTTTTTCAGTTTTTGTAAAGTCATATGGATTTTGATTTTGTGTCAAGCCATACACTGCTGCGGCTGGGCCTAAGCCTCCTTTTGTCATAGTACCTTTAGCTCCTAATGATGTTGCAAAATCTTGTAAAAAAGGAGATGCTTTACTTGCCATAGTTCCATATTGCGCTCCTTGCATTCCTTGCATCATTAAGTTTTCTCCTGAATAAGGTTTGTATTCGTTAAAAGCAGTCATAGGATTATTAACGGCTGTAGAGCTACTATAAATATCTCTAGCTGTTTTTGGTGTAAATGCAGCTGAAGAATTAGGATTTACTGGACCTCTATTAAACTTTACACTATTTAAATTATTAGCCCTATTTGCATATAGATTCTTCATCCCAGAACCATATTGATTTATAACGTTAAATATATCAGAATAACTCATAATTTTGTTTTTTAATAGGTTTTTCTATACTTTGCAAGTATTGCAAAGATATTAAATTTATCTGTGGTTTTAGCACTATATTTGATTTTTGCCCACGTTCCTCTAGTTCTTCGTGAACTTTTCTCAGTTCTTAGTGGGGTTTTTAATATTCCATCTATGTATTTATCTGCTTGTAGCCCTCCTATTTCTACCCAATCAACTACACATTGAGCTGTTCCATTAAAAAGCTCTAAGTTAATTTGCTCAATTATACAGTCATTCCAATCAGGTGTTCCTGACATATCCCACTCTGCAATTATAAAACCTTCATCTAATCCTAATGGCTCCTCTATTTGTTGACTTCTAGAGGTAGCTTCACTTAAAACTAAATAATCACCGCTAGCTTTTCTTATAGGATCATATCCTCTCCATTTTATTCTACCCAACCATGAACTTAAACCTATATTAGACCTTCTAACTCTAACTCTAATTATATTATTATACTTGCCAGGTAAATTTATTTGATCTCCCATTTTATAATTTGGAGTTCTAAATGCACCAAGCCCTTCATATTGCAAAACAATATTAGATCCTTGTGTAGATGTCATAATAATATCTCCAATCTGCCATTGTCCAGCTGATGCACCAGAAGCTCTTCTACCATGAGAATTACCAGAACCTGTAGTAGGAGTAGAATTACCAGAGCTTGAATCCCAGATAACACAATCACCATCCCATATTTCAACTCCATTACGAATTTGAATAAAATGTCTAGTAGTATTGTCCCATATAGATGCTGATACACCTAACATATTAGACATTGTAAGTTCATCAAAGTAAAAATATTTCCCATCTGGCTGTGCTGCAGCTGGATGGTCTACACTTGTAATAAGCGTTTGTTGTCCAGTGTTTATTAGTGGCTCTACAATTCCTGTTCCGCCATTATTAAAAATCCAACCTTCTGTTGTTGAGTCAAATTCCCATCTTCTATTAAGAACTAATTGTTCAGTTTCATCAAGATTTGTTGTTTTAAGATCATGAGGGCTTTTTATGTTAATAGTATCGTGTGTTATATCAGTAGTATAGTCTATAAAACTAAATTTTACATGCTCTGGTGTCATTATTATTTGAGAATTATCAAATACTTTACTACTTGCTGCTTCACTATTAATTACCTTCACAATATAACTTTCGTCAGCAACATCTTTTCTACCTGGAAATAATACTTTATAGCCAGTTGTAGTTAAAGAGCTATCTAAAGGAGATACTAATCCTGATTGAGATGTAACAACATCATCTTTCTTTCCAAAAAAGTTTGTTTTATTTTTTTCAATATGCTTATCCCATATCCATAACTTTAATGGATTACATCTTCTGTCCCTATATAGACTAGAATTAGATCCTACTAAACTATAAGGGAATTTAGAGCCATAATTAGCGCCACCAGGATAATGTAATCCAGTACTAGCACTAAAATTAGCTATAGTATTTACATTAATTTCGTTTTCTGGACAAACTATAAAAGATCCTTGCCCTCCAGTTAGCCATTGTGGGGGCGCAACACTATATTTAGATGTAAAAGCATTAATTGCCTCACTATATACTAATGTTTCTGAATGACCTACTGGTTCTCCATGTGTTGAGCTACCCATACCATGGTTGTCTGCTGTTCTTGATGTTTGTTGCCTTTTATTGTTTTTATTTCCCCACGCAGAATTATGAAATGTAACTAATAATTCTTTGTGTGTATAATCATATATAGAAGTTATACCTAAAAAGTTTAACGGATTATCAGCAAGATAATTCCTGCTGCCATCTGGTTTTACAACGCTATCTAAAAGACCATAATTAGTTCCGTGTAATGTAGGATTTGGTAAAGGTGATGAATTCAAAACAACATGAGTTCCTCCAGCAGAACCACCACTACCTGAATTTGCTTGACAAATCTTATAAGCTCTTTGTTCCCATTCTTTAATAATAGTTTTTAAATAATTTCTTTGACCTAAAGCATCACCTAAAGATATTAGTTTTTCTGTATCATATTTAAATAATCTACCAAAATTACTATCAACAAAATATAAAGACTTTTCGCTTAATGCTACACTAAATCTATGTCTTGATCCATATTTAGTAGATATATAAATATGACTTTCTACGGTTTCTCCTGTTCCAGTAAATAATGATGTACCAGAATCATCACTTAGCATAGATAGTGGGTTTACTAATAACTTTGCAAATGCACTATCTTGTAGTACATATATTTCATTTTTAAAATTTATTATTCTATTAATTTCTCCATATAAACCTTCCATATCATGAAATTGATTTATAGGAAATACTCTAAATGCATCTGATGTTTGTCCTAATATTTTTGTATTAGAATAAGCAATTTCATAAGGTAGATTTAAACTATCATCAAATTTTTCTTCGTTTACCATTAAGCTAGACTTAATGTTATTTTCTTGAGAATAAATACTATTATAAAGCCAATCATTACTAAAAGGAGCTTCATTCATTTCTTTACCTATAACAGTATCTGATGAGTTTAATGTTAGTCCACTTCTCATGTCTGTATTAACATAAGACTCTACGGGAAATACTTGCCATCTAGCTGCAGATTTCTTCATGTAAGGAGTTGCTGTTTTTTGATGAGAATATAAATTAACAAATGTATCTCCCCCAAATACTTTAGAAAGATGTGATTGTTTATTTCCCTCGGTAAAACCATCTTTATCTACTGCATGAAAATTACCACAAGGTATGTATCTTGTTTTTTCTATAGCGCCTTTAGTATAACCTCCATAAGCAACAGTATTTCTTACAATAGAGCATAGGTATTTAAAAGGAACTAAATCTTTACCTTTGTTGTTAGTTTTTTGTAGAGGTCCATTATCATGTTCTTCTGATCCATCTTCTTGCAACCCTATACTTCCTTTGTGTGATATAAAACCTGATCTATATGCAAAGAGAGTCTCTGGATTATATCCACCAGGTGTAGGACTTCCTGTATTTCCATTTAAATCTTCTGATTTCCAATTAGAATGCTCATATAAAGCAGATAGATTTAATGGGGCAAACCAAGCGTGATAATCAAGTTTTGCATAAGCTCCGTCAGCATTTAGACCGAAATAACTAGCTCCGTCTGCGTTTCTTTGTCTAACATGACCGTATCTATTGTCTACTTCAACTATAATACTTCTTAGTCCCATTTGCATAGTAGAAACTGTATCATAAGTATAGTCTTGATTTTTTACTTCTGGCCATTGAAAATCAGCAATTGGATCAGTAGCTGTTGATGGAGAAGTAGTTTTTTTAATATGAGCTAAATATTGACTTACAGCACCAAAAACATAACTCACTCCTGTATCTATAAAATTATCTGTAAATCCTGTTTGGGATTCTATATGTGCTTTTTTAACATATCCTAAAGTATTATTTGAAAATCCGTTAACTTTGTTGTATTTAACTCTTTTAGATATTTTAAAAAAACCACTTGGTATTATCTCGCCATCTGTTATTTCTTTAGATGAAGCTATAGGAAGCTGCCATCCATATTGCCTTTGTGGCTCCATATCTGCACTACCTGCACTTTTTGATGCTCCAGCAAACTTACCCCCATCAATTTCCATACCTATTCCAAAATAAGGATCATAGCAATAATATTTTCCTATAAGAACGGCATAATCATCATCTATTTCTTTTCTTGATGTAAAAGATAGAGCTTCATTTAATGTATGATCAGTTTCTTCAGGAGTCCAATTTTGATTATTAGTAGCTCCATTTGAATCCCAATTATAATTATCAACGCCATCAGCATGATTCTTTTTACTCATACCTCTACAGTGAGACCAAAAATGGTTAGGATAACCAGAAGCCCCGCCAAATGAACTCCCTGGTTGCCCTTTAAATCTAACTTCATCAGATAGTTTTAATGAGCTATCTATTCTTAACATATCTCCTTCTCTATAAACATAAGGCCTAATCCCAAATGCACTATCAGGAGCATCTAATGTAAAAATACTACCGCTTATTTGAGAGTGTTGTTGATTTTCTTGTCTTGTATCTCCTGCGGTTGTTGCTACATCTGCAACTCTACTTAATTTATCATAACTACCAAAATAAGCAGAATGCCTATGATGCGTTCCATACGTTCCTGGCCCACCAAAGTAAGTAGAATTAGCCCCTTGTCTTCTGGCATTTTCAGCACCACCTGCAGGATTATATTGCCTAGAGTCTTCTCTTTCTGGCCAATAAAAAACATTACCTTCTGTATTACCTCCTGTTGTTGCTTTACCATCAGTAACATTAACACTATCGTAAAATGCTAAATGAGAGTTTTCAGCAAGACCTAAATAACCATTTAAATATACATTATATTCTGGTTGTTCGGGAAGCGTAGGAGTAATTGCGGCAGCATTTGTTGCTGTCCCATCAGAATTAAGCTGACTATTATATTGATTAACAAATATAGGATCATCACTAAAAGCTTCATTATCTTTTTGAGAAAACCTAGTTGAATCATAACCATATTTTTGACCATATTTTGCAGTACCATATTGTGCGGTTTGATTTAACAATCCTTGTTGTATTATTCTTCTATCCTCTTCTGTTCTTTCTGCTCTTACAACTCTATATCCAGATATTTTTTTTACAACTTCTTCTGGTATTACAAACTCAAAATTTACATATAAATCATATAAATAATGTGTTTCATTATGCTCACTATAATCCATACCATAAGCATCACCTAATGGATTAATATCCCATGCAGGCATCGCCTTATTTCTTATGTCAAAAACATAATTACTAGAACCAGAATTTGGTAAAAGACTAGAGTTTATTCTTTCTCCATCAGGCCTTATATATGCTTCTAGGTTTTGTGTAGAATTACCAATTCTTGCAGTAAACCACTCTACATCTACAGGAGGAACAGTATGTCCATAAATATAAGATAATCTATGGTCTTTAACATTTTGATGTGTTGTAAAGTGTTTATAACTAACCATAGTATTACCAGAACCACCAATAGTTCTACGTGCTGGGTTGTATCCTGGAGTGTCAGTTCTTAACATCCTAAGAACATCATGTTGATTTGGAGTTTCTATATCGCCAATCCACAATACATTTCCAGGAGCTCCATTCAAATCATAAATTTGAACGCCAAACCTATAAATATCACCTCTTTGATATCCTCTTTTATTTCCTGCTAAATGTGGATCTTTTGATCCACCTAGAGACATAGATGATTTAAATGTAGTATTACCAACAGGTGCTATATATGGATAGCTTCCTGAGTTCCTAAAAAATTCAGTAGGATCTTTATCTCCTTTACTAGTTGAAGATATAAAGGGAGAGTTCCAAGCATTTTGTGATTGATCTGCAACTTTTTCCTCTATACCAAATGTAACACGACAACCACCCAAACCATTTGTTGAATACTCAAAACTCTCACCTCCTAATGTCATTCTATCAGCTAGATATCTATATTCAAATTTATGTTTAACTCTACCATCAGACCCTCCTGACCCATGTCTTTGATTGGCAACACATGTTGTCCACATAGGATTATTTAAATTCCCGTCATAATCAAGATATGAATGTCCAGTTGATGGATAAGCAGATGGATTAGCTGCTGAATTTTCACTTCCTAATAACTGACCATATCCACACCAATCAGTATTAATATCTATTTCGCTTCCATAATCAGATCCAGTGCCAGTACTACCAATTTCTACGGGAGCTGATGCTGTACCTTTATAATGCTTAACTTCACGATCATTTGTTGTTAGCATTGCGCTTAAAAATCTTTTACTTGGGCCACTATCAGATTCTTTAATTACCCATCTCATTATTTTTACATTCCACTCTTTCTCAGAAATAAAATTTCTTTTTTGTCTTAGATTAGCAGCAAATAAAATATTATCTTTAATTGCAATATCTTTACAAACATCAAATGTATTTGATTCTATTAATATTTCTTCTAAGCCATTTTCTATTTCATTGTTCCATACTACATGTTGAAAAATTGATTTTGTACCAGAAATTCTATTTCTTGTAATAACACAAACTCTTGGTGCGTTGTTTTGCTCCTCATAAAGTAATCCATATAATTCAATATATTCAAAAGTTTGATCTATATCATTTACTTCAATTTGAAATCCTTGTGTTCCTAAGTTTCCTTGTGGACCACCACCATATAATGTAGAAGTACCAAATGCTTGATCTGAAACATGATACATATTACTTAAAGGAGAGAAAGTTGACTCTCCACCATTTTCTGAAATATATTTATAACAATACTGATAAACACCTACAGGTAACGAGCCATTCAAAGTAGTGCCAAGAACAGCTTGTGATGGATTCATTAAAGGGCTTATATCTAAAGAGCTTATTTCTAATAGATCTAATCTTGGTTGATTTATATTTAATGTTCTTAATTGATTTTTATTATCTGTCCAGTATATTCTAGAAATACTTTCATTTTCAACAATGTGTTCTATTCTAACAGGAGTATCTAAATCCATGTTTAAGTCTGGATATTGACCATTACTCTGTCCTAGTGCCTCATAACAAACCCTTAAATCTGTAACTTTTTGAACTCTAAACTCATGATTAAAATCAACCATTAAAAATATAGTTCTATTTTTTTCTTCAGCAAAAGGAACACCATAACCTCTATTCCATTCAAATCTACCAACTATCATTAATAACATCCGACTAGCATAAGAAACGTGACCTACAATAGAGCATCTGTTAGATAATTCTAAGTTAGTTAATAAACTAAGATCATTAGTTGGCCCTCTATCATAAAATGTTGGATATGAAGCATTTGTTTGATATTGATCATCTATTGTGTCTATATGAAATGTTGCTAAATCAACAAATAAACTATTACCTTCTATGTTTTCTACTGTAAATGTATCTCCTGTTGAATTAGTTAATCTAATGTTTTGAGCATCAGTGTAACTTCCCTCTAATTGAAAATGAGGATCAAGATCACTAATCATTCCATGAGTAAAACTTTCTGGTTTTGAAGTACCTTTTTGTGCTTTGTTATTGCCTTGACTTTGGTTTTTTTTAGCCATTCTAGTGGTTTGTTAAACTATTTCCGTCATTTGTTATAGGAACTAATGTATTCCACATATTACCTATTTGTTTTAATTCTTCTGAAGTTGGCATACCATCATCACCTCTAGTTTTACCACATAAGAAATACCATCTTTTTTCTAATTCTTTAGTTATATACTGAGGTAATTTACCATTATAAAATTCTATTAACTTCATTTGCCACATTATGTATTGCGCAACTGCCGTTTCATGACCTTCTTTAATTTTAGGCCAACCTCTTAAATCTACAGGATAAGCTAAATAAACAATAGTAATTTCATCTAAGTCATCATGCTGTATATTTAATCTATTACCATCTACGTAATATCTAAATGCCCTTTGCTGAGAGTCGTCACTAGTTTTACCAACCCTTCCTCTATGAACTGCTCCAGTCTTTCTTAACTCTTTGTGCTCATGATCTGAATCATCTGTACCTACTCTAACTGCTAGTAATTTAATATTATTTTCGGGTAAAGTAATTTGTTGATTTCTATACATTCCCTTTCCTCCAGTTAAATTTAATCCATTAACTTTAGCATTTGCATTGTCTGATGCTAATGTATATTCATTTCCTTTTGGCCCTATTTCTTTTATTGTTATGGTTAAAACTCCTGTTGTAGTGTTTATACTGTAATCTGCAACATTTAAAGCTTCTGGGTAATTATATATTGCTGAATTCATATATCTTCCTGAAGCGCCACCAGCTGCTGTTCCTCCTTTTAAACTTTGAATTAAACCGTAAACAGCTGTTGTATTGTCTAGTGTATCTGATAATGCAGCTCCTATCATAATTTCATTAGGAGATCTAGATTGACCAAGATCTGTAAAGTTTCTAAAATATAATTTTACACCATTTAATGTAATAGAATCTCCAGATGTTGGATTAGCTGCAAATGTTATTGTTCCTGTTGCCTGAGCACCAGAAGCATCATATGTAGCTTCTTTTTGAACAAACGTGTCTTTACTACCTATAAGCTTCTCAGCTTCATAAGACCACTCTATCCAGTTATCTGTATATCTAGAAAAATCTTTTAATCCTAAATTCCTAGCTACAGTTGTAAAAACTCTATCTATATGTATATGCATAATATATTATTTTATACAGAAGCAATAAACACTTCTAATTGATGATCAGCAACACCTTTTACTTTTAGCGCTGTTGCATTATCTAATGTTGAACCACCATTACCACCTTCTACAGTTGTTCCTGTATACATAATGCTACTATTTGCGGCAACAGATGTGTAAGCGGCATCAGAATCTTCGTCATCTAAACCAACTTGTAATGCAGTTGTGCCATCTAAATTAGTCACTCTAATATATCTTACGTCAGCCCTTACAAAAGCGCCATCCGCAGTTGTAGCTGCAAAAGTAGCTACTTCAGTTAAGTTTGTGTTTGCTAATTTTACAATTCTTTTAGATGAGTTTAGAATACCTGTATAGGCATGTGTAGATACTTGAGCAAAATCTCTTGCATCTGAAGTACCTGTATCATGTCCAACAGACAAAGCTTCTGTTATTGTTACTGTTAATATGCCTGCATTTAAGTCAGTATCCGCCATAATTTCTTAATTTTTATTTATTATTTCTTTTAAATACCTTAAAGGCATTATTTTACAATTTCTATATTTTGGAGGTCTTATCCAAATTAATTTTTTATAATAATCATCTAAAATAGGAACTTTACAAAAAACTGTTTTCCCTTGTTCTTTTGTAGCATCATTATCAACTCTTATGTGAAATGCTCTTTTATGAGGTTTTTCATCTAAGTAAATATGCCCCATGCGAGCTGGTAAATACACCTGACGATTTCTTTCAACAACATCTCTTATAAGAATTTCAAAAAATCTTCTTATTATACTATAATATATTCCGTAATCAACAGTTTTATATACTTTACGTTTTCTTATTTTACAAAAAAGAAAATATTTATCAAAAGTTTTTCTTATACTTTTGTAAACATCTCTTATTGCTATATATTTATTTTTGTACGTGTGACCCACCTCCCATTTTCTTTTTTATTAAATCATCTACACCATCAGTTATTATATCTGGTATTGTTTTTAATTCTGCTTGTACTTCTAGCTGTAAGACTCTTTGTATTAAATCACTAACATACTCCAAAGGTATAGGATAAGGAGTACTAGAATCATCCCATTTAGTTTCAGTTTCCCACCACCATCCATACATCATATCAATTTCTGTAGGATTTTCTAATATCATCCGTGAAGTTGCTCTATATTTCCAAAATATTTTTTTATCTCCAGGAGTGCTTAGTCCTCCATGATAATTAGGAGATACTTGCAAATTTCTAAAAGATATATAATTATGATGTCCATAACCATCATCTCTATCTATTCTTGACGTTGTTTGTATATAATAAGGTTGTCTTTTATCTGTAAATTTATTATAGTCATCAAAATTATTATATTCTTTTCGGTATAGCTTTATATTTTTTCTTGCATAAGATCCTGACTGTTCGTTATTATCTGTTCCAGGATCATCAGCAAAATATACATATCTTTCAAGACTTACATCTTTAATTCCTTGATCATTTTTTAATTGAAGTGGTCTTGGTGTCCAAAAACTATGTGATCCAAAGTTTCTAAAATCACCCCTCACTTGAGAAGAAACTATTTCATCTCCATAAAAGCTTCTAGACTGACCATCATACCATCCTTGTTGATTTCCATCGTTGTCTCCAGTCAAACTTGATACAGATAACCACTCTCCATTTAATTTTTTTCCACTACCAGTTTTAGGCATATTTAATAACATTTCTCCAGATATTACAGGTTCTGGTAAACTAGAATTTATATCATAAGCATCCCAATCGGCATAAAAATCTCTAATAGCACCAATGGTTGAATTTCTAGCTGTTATAGCCATAGGTTGAAATAAAGACTGGTCATTTGTAATACCTTTATCAATATTATCAGCAATAAGCTTTGCTCTATGATAGTGTATCCAATGTTTTATTTGCCTTAAAGGTATAGTATTTTCTGTAGTATTACTACCTCCATACGTAATGTTTTTAATATTATAAGCTATTTCGTTTAATGTAATCATTAGGCGTAGTTTAGGTATTTACAAAATTAGTTAAATTTTTTCTATAAAACAAAAATAGGCATCAACTATTTCTAGTATCAGCCTATTCTTGACGCAGGGAGCAAAAGAACTCTCTTCAAATGTCATTATTATGATGGAGGTGTCATTAAACCTATATCAACTTGTGTCATTTTCTCTACAGCTAATTGTATTATTTGTTTTTGATAATGTTCTGAAAAAGTTAACGAAGCTGGTGCAGTTGAATTATCATATGTTTCTTCTGAAAATGCCTGTTCTACTGTTGGCAATAATACTATTTGCGTATTAACGTATCTTATTGCAGCAGAATTAGAAATAACTAATCTATTTTCTATATACATCCATTGTGGATTATCTTCATTAGGTTTATTAAAAGGATCGTTACTATAAGCACTCTCATAATAATCTCTTGTAGAAACATTTTTTAAAGAAATATTTGGAGAAGAAACTACATCAGTTTCAACTACTCCTGGTAATGCAAGTCCTGTAACAGGATCTAGAACTTCATCTTTATTATAAAATTTTACAGCTACAGATAATACATATAGATGTTGCTTTGGTAATACATATTGAGCTCCATATTTAAAATATCCTCTTGTGTCACTTGTTGAAGAAAAAGTGTCAATATACTTTCGCGATAAAGCAGGATAATATCTATTAGCTGTCGGATTTACTGCAGGATCAGGATATAGAAAAGATCCATTAATTATTTCATCATCAGTTAAGTTAAAACCGTTCCAATCTATACAGCCAGATATTGCTCTTCTTGAATCCTCATCAGCAGTCATTTTTTGATAATGAAAATTAATAAAATCTGATATAGCTAAATTTAAAAATTTATTTTTTTCTTCTGTTGTAAAATAAGGTTGATCTGCTTTATCTAAAAGCAAATCCATATAATCATAGGCCTCATTTAAAATCATCTATTACTTATTTTTTATTTTTAGTAAACCATCCTTTTTCTTTAGCATCATTTTCTAAAGAGTTAATTGTTGAAGCAGACATAATGTTATCATTTGCTACAGCGGCTACTACAGGCTCTTCTTTTTGAACTGGAGCGTTACCCCTAACTTGATTCTTTAAGATAGCGTACATGTCTCCATTGTCCTTTAACCAAACAATAGCAGCGTCATCTGTTAGACCAATACTCATTGAATTATGTTTCCACACTCCATTAACCTTAGTTAAAGCTTTTTTAGCTAATGCTTTCTTTAAAAATACACGATGCATTTTATCAGCATCACCAGCTGTTTCTAAAAATTTAGTAGGATTATCATTAGAGAATTGAATAATCTTAGCTTTAATTAATTTATCATCTAAGTCTGTACTAATACCCATAAGCATAGCAAAGTCTTTTAAATCTCTATCTTCAATTGCTGAAGCAGTTGTAATAGCTTCTGCTTTTAATAAAGATAATTCTGCGTTCTTTTCTTCTGTTGCTCTCATATCATTAATAGTAAACTTACCTTTAATTAATGGATGATCTTTTAAGAACTCATATATTCTTCTATCATCTTCATCATTAATATCTAAAGATACTATTGGTTGATGCATTTCATAGCCACTAACAACATCCCCATTAGGATCAATTAGAACTATGTTTTTTCCTTTTGTGCTTTTGTAATTACCGAATTTACAGTAATTAAACTTTGCTACATCGTTTGCTTGAATCATTACTACATGTCTCATTTTTTTATGTTTTAGTTAATACTCCCTGTTATTAAGATAATCTTCTATCTTGTTTTCTTTTATAAATTTTGTCTCCTGAAATCCATGCTTTACTGGGTGACTTTTTTAGCCATTTAAAACCAGATTTACCTCCTATATGGAAACGTGTTTCTTTTAGTTTGCTTAGTTCTTCTCCTTCTTTTAACTCTATTACCTTCCCATCCCTTACTACTAATCTTGTTTTCATCTTACAAAGATAAGAATTTTGGGGGAACCGAAGCTCCCCCGAAACTCAAATTTACATACTTAATTTTACGATTCAGCAGTATGGAACGGAGTAGCAATAGTACCAGTACCATTTAATCTACCTTGTACGTGCCATTTAGTGCCATCGCAAACTAACATAATATATCCTCCAGCTAGTCTACCTTTTGCATCAGAGTCTAAATTAATAGCATCATCTTCTGCAGTATTAGCTACCCAAAGAGCCATATTCTCTGTAGCAGTATCTGCATCAGACATAAGTACAGCACCTTCAAAGTAATCTCCAGCTGTAGCTAAGATATGAGTATTACCTGTTTGTGCTTTTTGTATGAAAATTTCATAGCATACTCCAGCATTAGCTGCAGCATCTGGTAAAGTTAACACACCAGCAGTAGCATCTGAAGCTACTATCCAAGAACCACTATCAGCAGGAGTCAAAGCTAGAGCCGCACTCCAATCTACGATTCTTTTTGCTAATCTCATTTTTGGTACAAATATTGATTCTTCTCCACCTGTAAGTGAAGTTCCAGCAGCATCTAAACCTGTAAGAAAACCTGCTACTGAAGTTCTTAATTTATTAAAACTAAATTTTAAAGCCATTTTATTATTTATTTTGTAGTATTGGGGGGTTTTTATTTTTTACCCCCCTCTACCAAGTTATTTATTGAGGTATTCATGCGCATAGGCTATCTATTCACAAATACCAGTTAATTGTTGTTACGCACTAATAGTTACAGCTGCAACAGCTTCTATGCCAGAATGACAATAAGCACCAGCTATATCGTCAGCAATTGTTACAACTCCTTTACCTCCAACTAATGCTTTAGCTATTGCTCTTATAACATTATAAGCTTGACCACTAGTTACAGTTAAATTTAAAGATCCTGCCGCTCCAGTTGTTCCTGAAAAATAAACTGCAACAACAGTTGCACTTTCAGGATGAATTAAACGAACATTATCAGTTGGAATTGCTACAGCCTCATCAGCATCTTTAGCTATATATAATACACTTCTCATATTTTCTAATTTTTAAAGGTTAATAATTAAGATGCACTTAATACACCACAAGACAATGGGTTTCTAACAACGATTCCAGACTCTGAAAGCACGTGGCATTCAAATTTGTCATCAGCGTTAGCAGCCAACATTGATTTTTGGTCATAAGGGTTCACCATTCCAGCTACATATTTCTTGATCATACTTCTATTGATTCCTTCAGCACCTTTAGTAACTAACTCAATGTTAGAAATACCAGAAGTTTTTCCGAAATCTAGAAATACCATCTTAGCAGACTCTTTTAATCTGTTGTCACCAAATGAATTGGTTCCACCAGCAGAAGAGTGTAAATTAGGATCATCAAACGCAGGACAGTAAGCCATTGTTATTTTGTTTCCTAAAGCATAGTAAGAAGTAAAGTTTGCACCAAGTGCTACATCACCTTTAACTCCTGACATAGAACCACCAGTCATTGCACCAGCTGGAGCAACAATCATATCTTTCATAGCTCTATGAAAAGCAAGTCTTCCTTCAGTACCAGTAAATACAACCCACTCGTTACCTTCAGCAGAAGTAGCATTTAATGATAATTTAGCAATAAACTCAGTAATGATATCTTCAGTTAAAGTTCCTAATGAATAAGAAGCTTGATTAGAAGAATCAATTTGAGCTAGTAAACCATCACCAGTTACCATTGAAGTAGCTTGTGTACCAGAAGTACCAAGAGTACTTGCAGTTGGAGCAGTAGCATAAGAACCTACAGCGTTAGTAATAGAAGTTCTTCCATACCATCTTTGTAATTCTTGTTGGTACATAAACTCATCCATCATCATTTGCTCTTGTGTAAAGTACCATAACTTTGAACCATTGTTCTCAATCCAAGTTACATCAGTAAGACCTTTACCAGTAATAGAAGTCTTCTTACGCATTGTAGTTAAGTAGTTTCTATGTGTAGAAGGTAATACATTATTTTCACCTACATCAGCACCATCAGACCCATTAGGGAATGCAGAACCAATAGAAGCAACGATAGCTTCATCAGTGATATCAGCAGTTTGTAGAGGATTATTTGCACCATCTATAATTTCAAACTTAATGATATAATCAGTTGCAGCACCAGATGAAGAATTATTAGCGATAGCATCTTCAATTACAACAGCAGTAGCTCCTGATTGAAAACGAACCATATCCCATTTGTTAAGGAAATTACCAGTTCTTCCAGCAGTTGTGCCATCACAAATTAAATAGAACGCATCACCATCAGCATCTGCATCATCAATAGCAGTTCCTGTTGTTGTAGTAACAGAAGCAGCTGCTGTAAATGTAGCACCGCCTGTAGAGAAATGTCCTGTCATGTAAGTAGGAGCATTGTATCTACCTAACACTTTCCATTCAAATGAATTATCTCCTAAAACTTGTTCTTTAGCGTAGCGACCTGTACGCTCTAACAAATAAGTCGCAGAATAACGAGGATACTGCTTTACTAGAGTTCTTGCGATCTCTGGGTATTGCATAAGTGCAGTATTCAAGGCATTCTCGGCAGTGGTACTACTTCCGTAAGTACCAGTATAAATTGAAGCCATTTTTTAAATTTTTTTTAAATTAATTAAACATTATTATTATTTTGCTCAATTAACTTTCAACCTTAAGCAGACATTGTCTTACTTCTATAGACCTACTCGCTCATGAACGCTTTCGGATCAAACTCGCCTGACTTCACCTTGAAGTTAGATTTGCTTTTTCCAGTGTTAAGGTTTGGAGAAACTATACTGTCCATAACAGCGGCTTTGCCGTCTTCCAATCCTTGAGAACGAAGAATCTTTTCAATCTGCTTACGATATAACATGAACATAGCAACATCAGCAACATTGGCATGATCTTTGTATATTTCATTCATCATATCGCCTGTAGCATATCTATAGACTTCTTCTTTCTGTTTTTTTGTTACTTTCCCACCCATGAATTCATTCATGTCTTTGATCTGTGTCTTTAATTCTTTCTTTGCGTTCTCTGCTTGTTGTTTCCTTTGTTGTGTTGCTTGTTGAGCTTGTTGTTTAGCTTGAGTTGTTTGTTGATCAATAGCATTATTAATAACTCTTCTAATACTTTTAGCTTTCATTTTCATCATTCCAGAATCCTCTAACTTATCTAAAGACTCTTCAATTTCTGAATCCTCAATACCATCAGCTTTTAATTCTTCAGCAACTAAATCTCTATCTGAAAAATTTAAATAAGATCTAAGCTCTGACGCTTGATCATTAGTTGTAGCTTTTGGTTGTTGCGCTTGTTGCTGTAAAGAATTTAGCGCTTGAACAAATTGATCTTTAGATTCTATTTCAATTCCAAGTTCTTCACCAACCTTAGCCCAATTTAAAGATTCTTGAGCAGTAGGAGTTTCTTCCGTTGATTCTTCAGTTCCTTCCCAATTATACTCTTCCTCTTTTTCCTCTTCTTTATCTTCTGTTTTAGAATCCCAAGCCCATTTATCATCTGTAGCTTCTTCATCTGTAGACTCAACTTCTTCCGTATCTTTTGTTCCTTCTACTTCTTTTGTTCCTTCTACTTCTTTTGTTTCTTCTTCATTATAAACATCTTCTGTAAACGCTAAAGGATTAAATTTATTCTCAACCCCTTCAGTTGCTGTAGATTCACTGCTTTCCACAACCTCTTCTACTAATTTTGATTCTTCTGCCATTTTATTTTAATTTAGTTAATACTCCCAGTTTGCAAATATACAAAATATTTATTATATTTTCTGTGCTGCTTTTTTCAGACTATCAGAACTTGTAGTTGATCCAGATGTTCTAGACCTCTCCTGTCCTTCTTTTTCATCTTCTCTATCTAATTCAGATTCTCTATTTTTTCTTTCAATATAATAATCAGCTGCTTTTTTATCCATTTCATTTCTTTCTTTAGTATCATGTAAATCTCTATCTACATCAGCCTGTATCTTAGCAACTTCAAGTCTAGATTCTGCAGCAATTTGAGCAACTTGTAGTTTAGCTTCATTATCCATTTGTTTAAGTTGTGCTTCAGCTTGAAACTTAGCTTGCTCTTGTTCAGCAGCAGCTTGTTGCATCTGAGCTTGCTCTTGCATAGTTTGTTGTTGCTGTTTCTGCATTTCAGTCATAGCTTGCTCTAATACTTTTTCAGCTTCAGTCATTGTGTCAGCTCTTAAAACTTTAATAACACCTAGCATGTCAATAGTACCTGATTGTAATGCAGCTTGAGATAATTGTTGTACTACTTGCTTCATAGAATCATCTTTACCGCTATCACCTACATAAACACCAAAATCTTGCAATGCAATATCTGGCATAATATTTAAAAATTTATAAGCCCCATCTCCTAATATCATCCCAGCTTTCTTACCACCAGCCCAAGCAACTTTCATTAAATTACATAATCTTTCTAGAACTCTTTGCTTACATTCTCCATGAGAATAAAACCAACTTTCTGTAATAGTAGCAGATTGTACTACACTTCTTTGAACATTACCTACATACTCATATTCACCTACAGCTCCTTCTCTTTGTCTAGTAACTCCAGAAATATTTCCAGCCATTTCTTCTAACATTACTTTTAGATTAATAAGTTGCTGTACAGATTGTGATAATGTAAAATCAATTTGTTGAAACTGATTAAAAGTACTCATTTGATTACCTTCATCTTTAGAATTTATTGGAATAATACCATCTGTTTTTAAGTGGTATAAAACCTGCTGTATATCCATACCTAAATTAGTAGGCAATTGTGATGTATCATACACTACAGCTTTACCACCTGAACGAGCCATAGCAAGCTCTATTTGATAAACAACAATATTATAAAGCATTTGTATATTATCAAGTAAATCTACAAGAGATGCTGTAGCACCAGTAGTATTACCTTTTATACATCCAGTATAAGACAATGGAGTTTTACCTGGATCATCTATGCTTCTAATTTGATTATCTCTTCTGTTTGCATTAGTTAAAATTTTACCACCTATTAGAGTAGCTTCCCAAACATCATCCACCCATTTAGTTTCAATCTTTTCTCCTTTTCTTTTTTTGTATGTGTCTTTTACCATTTTTCTAAATGGTCTTGATGGATCATATTTATTATCAGATAGTTTGAATTTAATAGCACGAAGCGATTTCCATTCAGCACTAACTACACGTATTCTTGCTTCTCTACCATGAGCAACATCTACCCATTCAAAGCTACTATTATAATTATTTAAGTCTCCACCTAAATATAGATTTCTCATTTTATCAAGCTCTAATAAGTCATCTGTAGATAAGTCATTTTTATATTCATCATTAATTTCATTAATAGACAACCATCTTTCTTCACCCACCCAAGTAGCTTCATCTAAATAATCTGAATGAAAAGAATCATCAAATACTATATTTCTAGGATCTACTCTTCTTGCGTAAGGATCTCCATTTTGTATATTGACTTTATAAAATTCTTTACCAGTTATAAGTAAGTCTCTAAATCCTTCTTTAAAAACATCTTTAATATTATATCTGTTTGTTATATACTCTAATCCATCTTGAGCTGTTTCTTCTACCATCTCACGATAATTATATTTCATATAAGTATCTATGTCTTCTGGAATTGGAATAGTATCTCCCTCGCCTAATATATCAATATTCATTTTTTCTTTCATTTCACCATGAAATTCTGACAAAAGATCTCTCATCATTAATCCAACTTTATGATCATGCTTTCTAATAACAGCATTCTTATTAACTGTAGTAACCTTCATATCAATAGGCCTTCTTAATTCTTCACCAATTAATAAATCAATTTTAGGAGTTATAATAGGATAGTTAACTAATCTAGCTGGGTAAGTAAGTCCATACTGCTCTGTTATATATTTATAATCTCCTTGACTTAATACACCATTATATATTTGGTAGTTTCTAATATCTTTAGCCCTTGAAGCATAATGCTCACCACCTTCTGATCCCATATAGCTTGTTATGGCATTTAAAACTTGCCTACACCAGTCTTTTGTTTTTTCTTTTTCTGAAACCACCATTGAAGGCATTGATTTGTATCTATTTTCCATAATCTTAATTTATTTGTGTTGGCACACCATTGTATCCCATTTTATAATATTTGAAACCTATATCTTTTACTTCTTCTTCTTTTGCGCTAGCTTGAATCCTATAATTATCTATATTATGAATTAAGCAAAGACCAAACGCCATAGCACGGTCAGTATTTTGTAATCCATAATTAGCAAGCTCATCTATCAAATCTAAAAACCATATATCTTGTACGCTCTCTCTTAAGTAGTCATCTATTAAATCTTCCAATAGAGCTTTTACTTGTTTATTCATATGCACACCATATCTGTTTCTAGTTTTTGTTCCAGGGTTATGTGCAGACTCTGGTTTTTCTTTTAAATACTTTAAAGCATTCATTCGCTTAAAGTAATCTAGAATACCTATCTTTGTATATTCTACTAACATTTTTGAGTTGTAATATACTGCAAGTTTTAAACAACCATCCCAAAAATCTTCTTTCTTCTTAGGACGATCTGTGTACTCAGCAACCACGTAATCGCTTGACATATTAGTATTTGCAAATCTACGATAAATTATCGCACTACCCAAAGAATCTGATGCTCCAGCTTGATCTTGATCATAACTATCTATTCCTCCTATATCTAAATTCTTATATTCTGGCTCGGGATGAACTAATATTTTATAAGGACCATTAGGATTTGGCCTCCATGTTACTGTAGGATCTCCTTCTCCTAGCTGCCAATCTAAGTATCCTTTTTGTATTTGACTTCTATTATCTTTACTAGACAATATTCTAGATCTTTGTGCGTTTAATAAAGCAATATCAAATCTTGAAGAGTGTGTATTTAAGAACGCCTCTTCTACAGTTAAAGGGTAATTTTGTATATGTAAGTTATAAGCTTCGTTGTCTCCAGACTTCTGTATATCTTCCCTGTCTTCTATAAGCTTTTCTCTTGCTCCTATTTCGTCTTCTTTTCCTGTATTTATATCAAAGAATCCATAATATGCTTTTGATGCTGGAATAAACATAGGTATTAAGTTATAAGCATCATGACTGTAATACATATCCATAAAATCTTTAGATGCCTTAGATATATCACCACCAGTACCACCTACAATAGGAACACCAAATTGTATATCCCCATCCATAAAGCAAGCTTTAGATGACATATAAGCATTCTTAAGTTTCTTAAACTCTCCAGCTTCTTCAAATATCATAAGTGAAACCCTCTCTCCTTTAAATACTTCTGGATTATCCATTGTTCTACATATGATATTAGACTGATAACCACCTATCTCCCACTTGCCATCTTTATTTTTTTGTTTATATCCAGACCTCATTATACCATCAGTATCCTTAAGCACAGAGTGTTTAAAGTTAGGATGTATACCATTAAGTCCTTTTCTAGTTTTATCAAAGAATGCATCAGCTGTAACCTGTAATCCTGCCGCTACACCTACATCATTAAAAGGAAAGAATGTATATTCATGTGCTACAGCGCCAGAGTTCATATATGAGAACCCTTTATCCCTTGCTTTAATAACAATCATACCCTTACCCTCTTCCTTACATAATTCTATAGTATCAAAATACTCATGATCCATAGCTCTATACCAAGGGTGTATCAAAGTCTTACGATTACCTGTAGTTCCATCATTACCAAGTATCATATAGTAATTTAGATAAAAATAATATTTACCAGATATATGCTTCATACCTTTAGGTTTAAAACCATTAAGACATCTATCAGTTTCTTTAGTCCAATACTCTTGATAAGCAACAGAATCTGGATTTAAATCTGGATGACCAACATTAGGTACAGGACGATATCTTTGTGGATCAAACTTAATCTTACCCATACTTTAATCTTTTAGATTTACCTAATCCAAACATGCCAGAGTTTTCTTCTTTTTTCGCTAACTTTGCATGATACCTTTCTCTTAAATCTGCACCATGCATCTGTAATGCCATATCATTATACTTATTAGCTTTATCTAAATCTGCTCTTTTATAATATTTTTTATAAGAATTATAAAGATATTGCAGCTCATATTTATTTTTCTTTTCTGCCATTAATCTTTTTGAGGCCTTAGTCTTCCTCCTTTATAATACTTCATGCCTTTATTAGCTTTTGCCGTTTTGGCTGCATCTTTAAAGTTTTGATCAGACGGAGCGCCTGCATCACCTTTACTTCTCATTTTTTCTCCACGTTTTCTTTTAGCGTGAATGTTTGCATATAAACCTTTTTTCATAATTACATTTCTTTAATTTCTTTTCTTCTTTCTAAAAATGATAAACCTTTATCACCAGCTATCTTTTGTCTTTCTCCTCTTCTATCTATAGCGTCTAATAATGATTGTCTTGTCTTTAATATCTTTTCCACTCCTATCATCAGTTTTTGTAATAACTCTGCATTTTCTTCATCAAGATGCATACCATCAATAAGAGCAGTAAATTGATTAATCTTATTGTTAAATGCTATAAGCTGTTCATCTAATGGATCAAATTGTAACTCAGAATACTTATCACAAGCAACCTTTAAAGTAGCATCTTTAGATCCTTTCCAATTATAAGTATCGTATAAATCTTTAGATACAGCTTTAACTCTTTCGCTTTCACTATAATGCCTGTATGGGCTTTCATAGTCGTAGACTAGGGCAACCCACTTGAGGGCCGTAGGCCCGAATTTTTCTTTCTTAATGAGTGTAAGAAATTCTGGTATTCCAGTAACCCCGTCATCATCTTTAAATATGTCGCCCTTCCTGTTTAGCTTGAGTAAGTACATTACTTTGTATATTTAAGTTTTACCTTAAACACGTATCTTAATTCATCTACATAACTATCATTAGAATCATTCATTATAGTTTGAATATAATAATAAGGATTCTTTTGCATTTCCCAGTTAGTTTTAATAATTTTAAATCCGTGTCTTTTTGCCCTTGTTTTTATTTCTTTTTCTTCACTAATAAGTTCTCCTAAATCTTCAAATATCTTTTCAAGATAATAGAAATCTCCTTTATGGTATATCTTACCTAAGTCTTCGTCTAGTTTTCTCATTCTTGTAATGTTGTTGCAGCAACAGCGCCAACTGCTGGAGCAGTATTCATCATCTTTTTCAAAGCATCAGGAGTTTTAAATAGTTTTGCCCAGTTACGATCTATTTCGGTTTTACCAAGCTTAATATCTTCTAATATCATAGCTGCTTCTTTTGTTGTTATTTTTTCACCAGGACTATAATAATACCCATATCTAATTTCATTTATCCTTGCGTGCATTTCATTAGGGCTTGATAGATACCTATAATCTTTTACTATTGATTCTCCCCAATTTTGTCTATCTGCTTTAGATAGCTTATCCCAATTCTTAGGCT